TTACCAACCGCCACCACCGCCGTTTCGACCGCGTACTCTAAGAAGCGCGCGTGTAAGAGCAGCCTTCGCGCCGGCTCTACGACCACTTTCCGGAGCGGCTTCGGCCGGCATCATACGGCGCCCCTTTAAAGTATCCATAGCGAGTCCTTTCAAAGCCTCTTCGCTAGCGCCACGGAAGGCCTGCTCGGCTCGGTTGCTGAAACCACCTTCCCCGTTTCCGAAACCTTCAACAGCACCGAGCCCGATGTCGGTCATCCTCCCTGGCGGCAACTTAAAAGCTAGGTCAGAGGCCAAACCTCCGGCGCGCTGCAGCGTTTCGGAGACATAGGGATGCTGTTCGTCGAAGGCTCTGTCCATCCCGCGCTGATTAGCGAGTGCGTTGTCATACCGCTCTCCAAACGTTTCGCCCGGCAGCGGCGGAAACAAAAAATCAGGCAGCAGTGGATCAGCATAGGGCGCCAGCAATGCAGCTGTCCCAGCGTCCATTTCGTCGAGATAAGGGCCGACGACAGTGCCACGGCTGAAGGCGCGTAATGCATTGTTAACCGAGAGGTCGCCGGAGTGCCCCGCATAAGGGTCATTTCTAAGCTCGGCAACTTTTCTCGGTGGTACAACCGGTGTTCTATTAAAGTCTGACATTACGACTCCTGTGGATGGTGGTTGGGATCGACATGGCTTCCGAACAGCAGCTTGGAGATCTGCCTCAGCTTTAGGACGGGTCGGAGCGGACCGCCGGCTTCTTCAGCGCTTGCAGAATTGCATCGCCATCGCGCGCTGCCGCGGTGGGACATTCGCGTTGGCAATGGCCTTCAGAAGCGGCTAGCCTCGGTCCGCTCATCGGATTTGGGGTTGAAGATGGCTGCTGAACCGCGAGTGGGATGCTGGCGCCCCAAGACGGCAACGAAGGCTCATGAGTTGTCAGGGAACACTGCGCTTGCCGCCGAAGATCGACGGCAGGAAGCCGGGAAACTTCGCCGGCGGAGTTGAAGGCGCGCCCATCGGCCCGGCGGGAGTCTCGGCCCTCCCCGCCCGCTGCTCCTCATTCTGCTGCCTGATATCCAGCCCGCCCATCAGCGCCTGCGCAAGCCGCGCCGCGCCCTGCCATGGCGATTGGACCGGGCTCGTATCCATGCCCTGCTGCAACATCGCGTAGGCCAGCCGATTGCGCTGGTCGCTGACCTCGCCCTGTGTCTTGCCTGTATCGCCGCCGAAGATATATGCCATCAGCCCACCGCCCTTCCGTAATCGACGCGGTCGAAACCGTCTGCGTGTTCGAACACCGCGTCCGGATGCATCGTGCGCACATCGTCGGACATCAGGCCGATCTGGGTCGGGCCGCCCTCCTTGTACCGGAAGGCATAGACCGCCAGGCCGTTATCCAGCGTGCCGACGCGTTTGATGTTTTCCTTCAGCCGACGGTCGGATTTCGCCCAGCCGCCGAGCAGCGAGCCGCCAAGACCAAACAGACCGCCCATTGCGGCGTTCGACTGGGCGAGCTGCTGGTTGTAGAGACCCATCTTCTGATTGAAATTCTCGTTGATCAGCCCAGCCTGATCCACAGTCGGCAGTTGCGTCGTCGGCGTGTTGACATAGCTCGGCTGGTGGACCTGCGAGCCCGACATCAGTGCCGAAATCTCGTTCAGCGGCTGGTTTCGCTCGGTCAGGATCGAGTTCTGGGCATTCGAGTACATGTCGCCGAGATACTGGTCGGAGGCGGCCTGCTTGCGCGTCGAAAAATCGCGCATGGCGTTGTTATAGGCGGCTGAACCCATCGAAATGCCCTTGTCGGCCAGGCTCTGATCGAGGCTTGCCTGATCGCGGTCCCACTGGTTGTTGAAGCCGGACTGCCAGTGATCGTTGACATATTTGTCGACGTTGCCGGCACTGAGATCGACATTGGTGCCGAGAATGCCCGAGATCTTGCCGGTCTGGTCGTTGGCGAGCTTGGCAAGGCCGAGCTGCGTCTGCTGCGTCTGGTTGTAGATCGCCTGGTTTTGCGGCGAATAGGTCTGATAGGCCGAATAGGTCGGCAGCTGGTAGGTCTTGCCGTTCTGGTCGGTCATCGTCTGGTAGCCGCTGACCTTGTATTCCAGCGAACCATCCGGCGTGTACTGGTTGGTGTGGCTGAGCCCCGCATTGGCGATGGCGGTGTCGACGTTGGTGGCCGTCTGCGCCGCTGCGGTCTGTGTCGGATCAGGCGCCTTCGGGGCCTTCGGCGTGGAGACCATAGGGAAAATCCTCTTTCATGATTGCGTAAAGCAGCGCGTCGCAGTCGCCGAAATAGGCTTGCTGGCGGCCTTCCAGACGGGCGCCGAGCCGCGCCAGAACCGTCTGGGCCTCGATATTGTCGGCGCGTGTCCTTGCGGTTGCCCGGCGGCAGCCGAGCTGATGCGCGACATAGTGAAAGACCGACCCCATCAGCGTCAGCGTCAGCCGATCGGCGGCAAGCGAGACCTCGACGTCATGCGCGGTCCAGACGTTGAAGACGAAGCCGGCGATGATCCGGCCGCGGTCGACATGGGCGAGCGTGGTGTAAGGCGGATGGAAGGTGACGCCGATCCTGTTGCCGACCCAGGCCGCGATCTCCTCGCGCGGTTCGGAGACGATCAAATCGGCGCGCCCTTTTCGTAAAGCACGGAGCCGCCGACCACGGCGGCTTCCGAGACGGAGCCGGACGAGCCCGAGATCAGCGCCCGGATCGTCGGCGCCAAAGCCGAACCCGCACCGCCGGCGGAGGCGAATTTGCGGACGAGCGAAATGCCTGGGAATTTCGCGACACCCCAGATCGCCGTTCCCCATTTCGCCGCCGTATTGTTCTCGATCGAGGACAGAAGGGCTGTCGGAATCTTGGTCTGATAGTCGACGGAGATCCCGGCATACATCAGCGTCGACACCCCGATCTGCGCCGTCACTCCGATGAGCTTCGAGAGCTTGGTCGAGAGCCCGTCGCCATAGCGGCTCCAGGCGCCGACCATCAGCGCATCGATCGCCACGCCATTGTCGTTGGCCCCGACCTCGGCCTCATACACCGTGCCGTCGCCCGCCCCGAAGAACAGCCGGTCCTGCCATGTCGTCCAGCAGGAGGCGGGCATGCCGACGAAGCGGCACCAGGCCCCGGTTTCTGTGTTCATCACATATTGATAGGGGCCGAAGGAGGACGGCAGGTTGACGATCGCCATCTGCCGCGCCGGGAAGCTCGAAAGCTGCCACTCCTCTGACGTCGTGCCGATTGCCGCCACGGTCTCGCGCCAGGTCGGGCCGATCTTGGCGGTGATCGCCCCGAGGCTGGTGGCACCCCGATCGAGCTGCACGGCCTTGGTGATCGGCACGATGCCATCGGTCGTCATGATCGCCAGATCGGCGCCGACCGACAGCAGGCATCGATCGGTACCGAGCGGCCGGCCAAGTTTGAAGGTCCCAATCAGGCCCCAATTGGAAGCATTCGAGGGATCGGAACCCTGGAAGACGATCACCTCGCCTTCCGAGGAGATCAGCACCAGGCACTGCTGGAGGCCTGTCGAAACGGGGATGGTCCAGACATTGATCGCAATCAGCGTGCCGCCATATTTCATGTTGCCGCCGACGGGCAGCACCGTCGCCGCGCCGCTGACGGCGTCGGTGGCGAGATACCAGACATTGGTCGAATTCTTCTCGATGAACCAGAGACGCGAGCGATAGGCCGTCACCGCGATCAGCAGCGAGGCATCAGGAATGCCCGTGATCATCGTCGAGGGGACGTAAGGTGTCGCGACCTCGCCCATTTCAAGCTGCGCATTGGTCACCGTTCCCGAAACGGTGACGACAAGCGTGCCGGCTGCCGGCGTGAAGCTGAGCGACACCCGGTTGTTGACGCCCGTGCCGTTCAGCGTGCCGGTGAAGGCGCCGGAAAGGGTGACGGAGCCGGTGGCGAAGAAGCTCAGCGTATAGGGCGTGTTGCGGACGGCAACATTCTGGGTGGCGAGCGTTGCCGTGCCGACCAGAAAATTGTTCGTCCAGGCGGTGCCGTTGAAGAGCAGCGGCGTGTCGAGGCCATTGACGAGGCGCAGAAACTCCTGGCCGGCCGGGTTGGTATATTGCTGCACCGACCAATGGGCGCTTGCCATGCCGGAGACGACGGGCGCACCGGCGGCGCCACCGGCCGTCACGTCGAAGATCTTGTCTCCGGCGGCGGCAAAGAGCCGGTTGCCGACGCCCGAATAGGGAATGACCGTCTGCACGTCGGCGCCAAGGCCGGTGGCGAAGGCGAGGAAGCCATAGCGGGCGCGCACCCGGTTTGCCTCGGGAAAGAAGTTGTCGAGCTGAAAGGCGGCATCGGCAGGCATATCCGCCATCTCGACATCGGTTCGCCAGCCGCCGATCGGCGCGATCCAGTCTTTGCTGGGCGAAACGCGGCCGGTGCGCCCGTTTTGAGGGACAGGTCTGCGGGTCATGGGTTCAAAACCGTAATCGTGCCGGGCCAATAATTCTCGGGCGCCTGCCCCCTTACCGGCAGCGAAAGGTCAACCGGGCTTGCCGCCCGATCGGCGCCGATCGCGGCTTCCTTGGATCGCTCGAAACTGGCGATCTCCTCGCCATAGTCGAGACCCTTGGCCCGCTTCCAGCGCCAGATCAGCGAGAGTTCGAGAAGGTCTTCGGGAAAACGGGCCGTATCGGTATCGTTCGCCCAATTGGCGGCATAGGTCGCCTCGCCATTCAGCGCCACCCAGAAGCCGGAAATATACTCATAAGCCATCGTCTCGCCGGCAGCATTCGGGTGGATATCGAGCTTGCCGCCGGCCATGCGCCAGATCTGCGGCACCGGGTTCGAATTGATGATCCTGTTGCGCTGCCAGGTCTGCGGCTCCACCGGGCCATTGAGCTGCCAGAGGCGCGAGGCATTCCAGATCTTCGAATTGGCGGCGAAGCGGTCCCAGTCAGCCGGCGGCTCGGCCGGCTCCGGGTTGGCGCCGGTCGTTGCGAATTGCCGCTGCACCATCAGCGTCGACCAGTCATGCTCGCGCATCAGATCGCGGCCGGCGCGGGTGGAGAGGATGCGCAGCTGCATGATCTGCGGATCCGCCGAGGACATGACGGCCGTCGGCGGATCGAGGTCGATTTCCGCGCAGACATTCTGAATGATGGTCAGGAGCGACATGCGCGAGATCTCCGGTTCAGGCGGCGACGCGGCCGCGGGACTTGGCCCCGGCATGATGTTCGTTTTCGAGTGCCTCGAAGCGCGAGGCCATTTCCCTCATCTGCTCCTGCAGACGCTTTACCTCGTCCTTCAGCCGCTCGTTTTCGGCGGCAAAGGCCGAGGCAGCACTCGAGTTCTCGGCGGTTGCCAGATAGGCGCGGGCGGCGGCGACGAGCTCGTTCGCCCCCATGCCGATCTTCTGCTTGACGGTGTCGGAAAGGGCTGCGAGCTGCTCGACGGTGTAGATATTGACCGCCTCCAGCTCCTTGATCTGGCTGGGTTTGAGATAGGGCCATTGCGAAAGCGGCGTGCCGGTCAGCTGTTCGCGGGCGGCCGCGCCTTCCTTGAAACGCTTGTAGGCATCAGGAAAGCGCTGTTTGTCGTTCTCGGTCACCTCGCGATAAACTTCGGTGTGTTTGTCGCCCGAGATGAAGATGCGGACGAATTCCTTGTCGGCGAAGATCGGCCGGCCCTCTCTCTCCGTCAGAAAGGTCTGCTCGACCGGTTCGAGGCTGAAGGAGGCATAAATTCCGGTGCTGCTGTCGGGCATGGTGCGTGTCTCGCTGTTGATGGCGGGGGAATGAGGAACGGGCGCCGCAGCGCCCGTTGGTTGACGTGGCTTAGTTCACCTTCGACAGGAACGGACGCATCAGCGTCGCCTCGAGCACACCCGTCGCGGTGATGGTGATGCCGGTGCCGTTGGCGGTGGCATTGGCCGAGAGGGTGATGCTCTGGATGACGCCGTTCGGGTTGTAGGTGATGCCCGAGATCGTCGTGCCACCCGGGATACCCGTGCCCGATACAGCCGCCCCGATGAACGGGCCGGAACCGGCACTGAGGCCGGAAAGGCTCGTCAGCAAGTTGGAGCCGTTGACGGTGGTTGCCGTGAACGTCTGGTTGGCCGCCGCAAAGTTGACGTTGGCGATGGCCTTGGTGGTTGCCGTCGCCGATGCCGGGGCGCTCGCCTGGCCTGCCGTGGTGGTGGTTTCGGCAACGACGAGGGCCGCCGTTGCGGTTGCGACCAGAGACGGCGCCTGACCATTGCGCTGCAGCCAGATGTAATAGGTGCCGGGTGCAAGCGTGATGGCACCGAGCGGGCCGCCGGTCAGCGTCGGCGGCTGGGCGGCACCCGAGAAGACGCCGCAGCGCTGGCCGACAACGGCAGCGGCCGTGGTCAGCAGCGAGGCGACGTAATCCCTGGTCCACTGGAACCACTGGCCGGGCTGAAGGGTGGTCTGCGAGGCCAGCACGAGCTGGCAATAGACCCATTCGGATTCGCGGTCTCCGCCGGCGACAGCGCCGAGGGAGAAGTTCGGGCCCGGAATACCGGAGCCGGAAACGATCGGGCCTTCGACGACGAACGGGTTCGCGCCAAGACGATCGGACTGGATTGTTGCGACCGACATTTGCTTTTCCTTTCGTTGACGATCAGGCGAACAACACGCCCTGCAGGAAGGCGTTGTTCATGGTGAGGTTGCCGGCGAAGCCCATGAGCTGCACGAAGGCGTCCTGGTTGGTGTTCATGCGCTCGTCGCCGATCGGAGCCATGTCGCGGTCGCGGTGCGGGCGGTAGAACAGGTACTTGGTGTTCAGGAAGAACATCTGGTTGAGAGGCGCACCGCCGCCGAAGCCGCCGTCGAAGATCACGTCGGCGCCCATGTACTGCAGCGACTGGAAGCCGGCCATGCCCTTGTCCGCCGAGGTGATGCGCTGGATTGCCTGCAGCGATTCCCAGTAGAGGCGGAAGAAGTTGTTGTCGGCGACAACAAGATCAGGCGCGTCGGAGCCGCGAACGCAGGACATGTAGAGCCGGTTCATGTAGCTCTGGATGTTGGCGTTCGAGGCGGCGGCACCGCCATCGGCCGAGGCCGAGAACTTCTGGTTCCGCCAGAAACCCCAGGTGGCGCGCGAAATGCCGCCGACAGTGCCCGAGGTCGGAGAGGTCGAGATCAGCAACTGCAGGCCGCCGATCTGACGCCCGCCATCGGCCGTGCCATCGGAATAGCAGTCAAGCGCGATGTTGTTCTTCAGCGTCGTTTCGGCGTTCTCGATGCGCTGCTCGAGCAGATCGAGGATCGCATCCTCGCCTGAGTTCTGCAGCTGTTCTAGGCCGGACATGGAGACGGCGACCGCGGCCTGCTTGAGGTCGTATTCGGCAGCGGTGATGACGTCGGAGGGCTGGACGTTGAGGATATCGTAGCCGGAATAGCGCTTGAAGGTGCTGTTTTCCTGGTACTGCAGTTCCTGCACGATGGTGCGGCCGCCGGAGATGGGCTTCTTGCGGCCACGGCTGTTCAGACGGGTGAGAAGACCGTTGTTCTTCGTCACGTCGTCGGCGACCGTGCCGCTGCGGTTGCGCAGCGTCGTGGTCACGATTTCAGAAAGGTTGGGCGAGATGGGCATTGATCATTCCTTTGATCAGACTTGACCGCGCGAAAAACGCATGGCGTCGCGCAGGGAGTCCCGGATGGAAGTGGGCTGGCCTCTTGCCGCATCGCGGGTCGGGCCCGGCGCGGAAGATCCAGAGATGGATCGCGAGGCGCGGCGGGCTTGATCTGCCGCTGCTGCCCTCTGGGCTTGCTGTTGGTGGACGGGCGCCTGTGCAGTCTGGCTGATCAACTGCCGGCGAATGTCCGGGCGCATCCAGCATGCGGCGTCGTAGGCGTCCTGAAGCGATGATGCCCGCCCTGCATTGATAAGGGCGATCATGTCATCAAGTACGTCATCGGCGTGCGCGTTTGCCGGGTCGGAAAGGAAGGCATCGACTTGAGTTTCGGTGTCCCTTTTCCGCAAAACATGTTCAACCGTCGCCTCGACGTTGACGTGTCGAGACTGCGGTCCTCCTTGCTGTGGTCCGGCCTGCTGCGAACTCCGCTGCAGGACCTGTTCCATCTGGCCATTGACCAGGGCATGAAGATTGACGCCTGCCATCCTGGCGACGTGAACAACGGTGTTGACGGGATCGTGGATCAGCGCCTTTTCCCAGTCGATTGCCCGGCGCATGACATCGGCATGGGTCATGCCGGCCTGGCGGATGAGCGGCGTGAATTCCTCGAGCCCTTTGTAATCCTGCAGGACGCGGAAGCCGTTATCGACCTCCTGCTCCCGCTTGGTAATCGCCGCCTGCACTTCCCCGGGAAGGCTTGCGAATTGCGCCTTGGCTTCCGCCGACCAGCCGGGCGGAACCCGGCTGCCGATGCTTGCGGGCTGTTCCCGGGTCTGCATCTGGGTCTGTGCTTGGGGCGCCTGCTGAGCGGCGTTTGCCGCGGGCGCCTGCCCTGCCCTCGCCGCTGTGGCGGCCTGCTCCTGCCCCTTGGCCAGGAAGCGGCCATTTTCCCCGTCGCGCGGCTGGCCGGCGATATCGGCCGGTCCATTTCCTTCGACGGTGTCGATCGCCGCCTTCAGGCTGTCGCGGATGCTGACTGGCCTGTCATTCAGGGGCTTCTCGTCGAACGCGCCAAAGTCTTCGCTGCCGTTGCCGGCCTCGTTCAGGTCTTCCATGTCCATGTCGGAAACTTCCTTTGTCGGGGATTGATGCCCGTAAATACAAAAGGTTAGAGTGGTTGGTTCTAGGCGTTGTATTCGGCGTAAACCCGCCGCAGCTCCTTGCGGATTTCGTTGCGATCCGCTTTCGGCGTCGCCATCGGCTGCGGCTTTTCGTTGCCGATCTCGACCACGCCGGCCGCCCGGTAGGCGGAGCGCAGCTTGGCCTTCGAGGTGTAATGCCTGCCGTCATGCATCGACTGGATATCGATGCTGTCGCTGACGAAATGCGGCGCCGGCAGATCGGACTGTGCGGGGTTCTGCACCGGCATGCAGTTGTGCGGCCATTTGTCGAGCTGGTGCCAGCCGCCGCAGACGCGGCAATAACGTTCTCTCATGCTTCAACCCCAATCATTGATAGGCGGGCTGTTGCGCCTGGAACTGCTGCAAGGCCTGCGCCGCTGCCTCGCCGCGCGCCTGTTCCACCACCGCGCGATGCTCGATCTCGGCCTGGGCGACGCCAAGCTCGGCTTTCCGCTGTTCCGCACCCGCCTTCACTTCAGCCGTTTTCAGCTTGATCATCTGCTCGGCCGGGGGCTCCGGCGGCGGTTTTGGTCCGGTGGCCGCCTCGGAGAGCTGGGCGCCGACCTGCTCCAGCGTGCTTTCGAGCTGGCGGCCGGCCCTGAAGCCGCGGGCGGCAAAGAGCAGCGTCTCGACCATCACGGGCACCAGCATCGGGTTCTGCTGCGCCATGGCGCCGGCCTGCTGCAGGAAGCCGCCGATCATCTGCACGAATTCCATGCGGCGCTGCTTTTCGGCGTCTTCGTCGGGCTCGATGGTCGAATCCGTTTCGATATCGATCTGAAAACCGCGAATACTGTCATTGCGCAGAAGCTGCACGACCTCGTCGATCGTCGGCTGCTGCATCATCTGCTCAAGCTGTGGCGGCATCTGCGGCGGCGGCGGTGCGGGTTGACCCATCTGCTCGGCACGCGCCGCGGTCTGCCGGGCTGCCATCTGCATCTGTTGCATCTGCATTTGAACCTGCTGCTTCTCGGCCATGGTCGGCAGTTTGATGCCGCTCACCAGCATCAGCGTTTCCGGCTGGAACTGGTCGCAGATGATTTCGCCGGCAAGGCGGATGATATCGCGGGCGAAGCGGGCAAGCTCGGACTGGCGGTCGCGGATGCGGATCGAGCCCCACTGGCTCTTGATGCGCTGCGCCGTCGCCGTCTCCGACGCCTGGGTATCGCCGCGGACGATGTCGGAGATGCCGGTGATCTGGTAGACGTCCTCGATCAGCTGCTTGCGGGCCTGGATGCAGGCGATGATGACCTTCTGCACCTCGTCGATCGGCAGCGTTACGATGGCTTTCGAGCCGCCCTTGTCGGTGAAGGCCGCCCATTCCGGGATCGGCACCATGACGGTATCGTTTTCCGGCCGCATCGCCTTCTCGATCGCGGGCGAGATCGCGCCATCACCGGAGGGATAGAACACTTTCAGGCGCAGCTGATCGGTCAGCTTGTTGACGCGCTTCGTCAGAAGATCGATCTCGTCGCATTGCTGCTGATAATAGACATAGTCGGGAACCGGGATCAGCGAACTGGTCGACATCGTGCCATAGGCCGGGCGCGGGCAAGGCCAGAAATGGGTGAGATCGAGCGGCGGCTCTGACACTTCGAGCGCCACCGGCGCGCCGTCGGCGATCCAGACGGTATAGTTTTCCCTCTTGCACCAGATCTCCCAGACATGGGTCTTGCCCTCGTTTTCGGCGCGCTCCGTCTGGTTGATGCCCTTGTTGCTGCCGGCACCCTGCGCCTGGAGCGATGTCATGGCGTCAGGGCCGAACCGTTTCTCCAGCTCCTCGTCGGTCATCGGAACACGCCGCGCCACCCATGTCACATCCTTCCAGCGGCGGGCCGGCGAATGCAGGAAATCGGACCAGTGCACATAGTCGATGCAGACACGCTCGTCGCTGATCGCCTCGGGCGGCGCTCCGCCATCCTCCCCCATGCCACCGCCTTGTAAGCCGCCGAGCAAACCCTCGGGCAAGCTCCCATTCGTCGGCGCATCGGAAGGCTGGACGCCCATGTCGAGCGGCTCGAAATCGGCCTCGTAGCGCAGCCACACCGTGCCGCGGGCGCAGAGCAGGAAATCGTCGCGCACCGCCCGCATGATGGAATCGATATCGGCTTCATCGCCCATATAGGACAGGTTACGTTCGACCAGTTCCGAGGCCATGCGCGCCACCGGCTGGGCGTCCTTGAAGCGGCGCTCGACGACCGGCTGCGGCACACGGGCATAGACGGCCGGCTGCAGCACCGAGGTGTTGGCCCACAGCATCGGAAACCTTCGCTTGGCCGCATTCGTCTGGTCCGACTGCTGGTCGAGATAGATCTTCTCGATCTTGACGCAGCGGTCGTGCCAGGATTTGAAATAGCGCTGGGCGCGCTCGATCTCCTGCTGCCACCGGGCGCCGACCTTTGTCAGGTCCCATTGCTGCCCGCCCTCCAAAGCCGTTGTTTCATCTTCCATCAAACACGCTCGCTATAACAAGGGGTGGAATCGGCAAATTCGTTGAATGTCATCGTCTGGAAGGTCGGCAGCGCCTTGGCCTGGGGCTTCAGCGGTTCGGGCGCCAAGCCGGTGAAGATGATCGCCAGCCCGCCGAAAGCATCGGCACCGTGCGAAGCCCAATTGTGCAGCGGCTCGTCGCGGAAGACGCTCAAATCTTCGTCCCAGTCCTTGCGGTAGTTCCTCAGGCACTTGATGCCCTGGATGCAGCCGGCCTGGTCGAACTCGATCTTCGCCAGAATGCGCCTGGTGCCGTTGATCCGGTCATGAACATAGGCGCGCTCGATCTTGCGGACCGTGCCGAGGCCGCGGGCCTTGACCTCTCTCAGCATGACTTCGATGCGGGTCATGCCACCGCGCGTCCATTCCCTGACCTTGATGTCATGCGGCATGTTGTGGACGCCGTAGACATAGCCATGCTCGGCGCCGCGCCGCTCCAGCTCGTCGAGCATGCCGTCCATCCCCGTGCCAGTATGCTCGAAATAGCCGATCATCCGGACACGGCCGGGCAGCACCTGAAACAGCCAGACGCTGTTGGTATCGTCCATGCCGATGTCGGAAATGGTGTGGACGGGATAACCTTCCACATGCGGGAAAACCCCGATCCGCTCTTCAGAGTCGGCGACCGCCATCTGGTCGGCGTAATAGGCGCCCTCGACGCTCGCTTCGAAAGCTTCCGCCGGTGTCGAGGGATATTCGCGTTTCATGTCGCCGAGCTGGGTTTCGGCCTTCTTGACGTACCAGGCCTTCTGCCGGTCCGTCAGCGCGATGCCCTGGTCGGCCAGGTTGCGGAAATACTTTGCGAAAGCATCGGTGATGATGACGCCTTCAGGCGCGATCGCATATTGCGGCTCCTTCCACCAGGGGAAGAAATGGAACTTGAAATCCAGTTCGGTCAGCTCTAGCGCCTGGCGCTGCTTGACCTGGCCATCTTCGCAGAGCGTGTAGAAATGCCCTTCCTGGCCCTCCGCCGTGCTTTCGACGAAGACCAGCTGGCCGGCCTGCACCGTATTCAAAGCGCCAGTTCTGACTTCCCTCGCCTTGTCGGGATATTTTGCGCAAAGCTTTCCATATTCGGAGATATGGAGATATTGCAGCGTTCCCGAGCGCAGCGAGGTTCCGACACGGATGCTCGAATTATTGCCAAGCAGCAGTTCGGTCTGGTTGGCCCTGACGACCGGCACGGCGTTGCGGATACCCTCAGGCAGATTGTCATAGGGGTATTTGATCTTGTCCCGGAAGATCGTCTGCACGTCGCCCAGCGTATGGGCGATCGTGCCGGCCCTTATATCCCGGTTGAAGACGCAGGCATCGAGCATGAAGATCTGAATGAAGGTCGTGAGACCGAGCTGGCGGGCTTTCAGCAGCACATTGAGGTAGTGCATCTGCTCGAAAAACGTCATCTGCGTCCAGTTCATCTCGAACCTGACGCGTTTGCCTGATTTGTCGGTGATCCAATAGAGGTTGTTCAGACGCCAGCGCCAGTCGGAAAACTGGTCAACGGCCGTTTGGAAGTCCGCGCGTCTTGCCATTGATATCTTCCAGCAACTGCGAAACCTCGCCGGTCACGGCGCCCTGGTCGGGCTCGACCTTGGAACCGTATTTTTTCGGCTTCAGCTTCTCGGCGACCCATTGGCGGGTGGCGATGCGGAGCTGCGACCGGCGGATGGCTTCGCCATTCTCCTGCCAGCCGGTGGTCTCGCCGCTCGCATTCTTCTTTTCGATCCAGTCGTCTGCGCGGTCATCGGCAATCTCGACCATCTCGTCGACAAAGCCGTCCGCCTGAATCTCGCGCGCCAGAGCGTATTTGACCCGAAAACCGGCCTTGTCGTCATCGGCGAGCCAGGACAGCACGCTCGACATCGCCGGCATCCCTTCATCCCTGCAGATCGACCGGAGGCTTTCCCTGTCGGCGATGCGCTCGCAAATCCTGTCGGCAATCGCCTGGGTGAACTTGATGGGTCTGCCCATGAGGCGCCGCTTCTGGAATTGCTTCAGAACAACGCGACGATGTTGGATGCTGTGGTCCCGGTCAGCGCCACGATGGCGGCGTGAACCGGCAGGATCGTCCCGGCCGGCACGTTTCTGAAGATGACAGGATCCATGTCCCGACGCGGCGCAATCGCTACATCGCCCGCCGTGCCGATATAAAGCGCGCGCGCACCGACAATGGCAGTATCGTTCGGGGTCACCACTGCGGCCCGCGAGGCGGGAGCAATCGAAGGGTCCAT